GTTCGCCTCTGCTTTAAGCCACTTTTGCAGATATGGCTCAGAATCAAGATAAACTTGTTCGGGGTCTCCAAACAGATTGCAAGTGTAAAAAGCAATCTTAGGATGAACGCCCGCTTCAAGCATGTTCTGAAGGCCCTGCGTCTTAACAAGAAGATTGTCAGTCTTGTTGCGGGTGAGTTTAATATCAACTTCGCTCAGGTCAATATCTAAGCCGTTTATGCCCCTCAGAATCCTTAAAACAATTCTTAAAAACTCTTTTTCAGAGCTCTTGAATATATCGGCGAAGTCTTTTGCCCTTGCCTCTGCGGAACCCCAACCGTCACGGAGTAAAACCGCCTGTCCCGTGTCGCTTGTGGACTTTGAGTTTTGGTGTCTGTCGGGCATACCGCAGATAATAAGCATTGTCTGGTAGAGGTCGTCTTTGGTTATCTGCGTCTGGCTCTGGTCGAGCTCTTGCGAGATTATATCGACATCGGCCTGTGCTCCGTTGTTACTCTTAACGAGAATTGCGCCCAATTCTTTGAGGGACTCAAACTGATCTTTGTCAAGTTCGCAATTCACAAACTTAACAAACGCCTGAATAAACTGCTCAATTCCGTCAAGTCTGAACGAGATTGTGTCGTTAAGGGCATCAAGTATCGGAAGAACAACCTCGAAAGCGCCCATGCGGGCTGAGTTTGCGGGATATTCGATTATCGGAATACAACCCAGAGCGTGAGGCTTGATGTTCACTATCTTCCCGTCAATAACTTCATAATAATAGTCCTTTGTATAAACGCTATAAAGAATATTGTCATCTGCGGTCTTTATGTATTTAACACCCATTAAAGGACGCTTTCCCGTGCCATTGTTATAAACAACAAAGGTCGAGCGAGGGTCAAGCGTGTCAATCACAAACGGGACATCGGGATAATAAGCATCTGGAACAATAAGCCTGTATGCCGTACCGCCTATTAAGGACCACTCTATGAGCTCCTTGTCTTTCTTCGCTTTGTCAGCCAAGAACATGAACTCGTTAAGTAGAGGGATGAGGTTTTCTTTCGCGCTTTCGCCCCTGCGAACATACTGAACTGGCTCGCCAAACCAATGACCCTTTTTAAACTCGACTATCTCATAGGCGTGATTTTCGACTATCTTATTGTTGATTTCTGGCCTGTGCTTTTTGTCCTTGTTAAGAATCGGCTGCTTGCCTCGGTAGTAATTGTATAAATACTCAATTTCTCCACGATTCTTTTCGTGCACATGGGTTGCCTTGTCCAAAACATCAATGAGATTTTCTCTTGTTATGTCTGTTTCGGATGAGTATATTACGGTTCTGCCGTACAATACTCTCTTTTCGCTGTTAGTCGTTGTACTCACCCCATTCCACAATCGGTATTTTGTATCGCTGGCAGTATTCTTTCTCGATGATACAGCCATTACTCCAACTCTTGCTGCCGAATACCCAGCACTCATCACACATATCAAGAAGCGTCAGACAGTGCTCCATGCCCTCATCATAGGGAATAGCATCATAAAAGAAGCCTGTTGCGTGAATAGGCGAGAGAAAACAATACTTCGGGAAAGCCTTAATGAGCCTCTCAATGAGACCCGCTACTTTGTCGGCGTTTTCCTGTTTCCCGCCATATTCGTGGCAAATATAAATGAGTTTATCTTTTGTTTTCATTACTCCATCGCCACCCTAACGCTCTTTCTGTCTCCTCTGAGTGTTATTTCCTGTAAGGCGTGCGAACTCGGCAAGAGCTGCTTTCGCAGAGCATACCCGCCGTATTCGAGCCAAGATGTAGCCTGTACCACATTAAACGGCTTAAAAGATACCTTCCTGTTTTGGAGGTCTATGTATATTTTCTGCGGCTTCGTTAAAACAGGCTTGTGAGAATGACCGACAACGAGAATGTCCATATTGTCCACCGCATAGCCGTATCGCTCATTGCGGTTGACACTTGCCCCTGTCAACATGCCGCCACCAGAGCCATGCTGAACAACCATTGTGTATGTCGGGTTTCTTTGCCCATTTCCGGCTTTGTCGCCTATTCTTATAACCACAAAAGCCGCATTTTCCCTGAATCTATCCTCAATGTCCAGCTTGCAGCAGACATCATATAACGGGCTATCGTCAACCTCTCTCTGGCTCCTGCCTTCGTGATTGCCGGGGACAACACACAGAATCTTGTTTTTGACCTCATTTAACTGCTCTGCAAGCCACTTTTTTTGCTTTGAGGGGGACATGAGCTCTCTGTAAATATCACTCACAGAGTTTTTAATTGCATTGTTCATCATATCGCCTTGAATAGTGATATACGAATCAGGCTCATTCTTCAGTCGCTTAACAAATGCCGCCCATGCGGTCAACATACACTCCTTCGCCCCGATGTGAAGGTCCGATATAGGATAAATCTTAATGTCTCGATTCTCTGGGAACTCATATTCCATTAAGACAAAATCATCCAACAAACAACCACTCCTTATTTTCAGTAAAAAAGACAGAAGCACGACTGCTTTCGGAGCTAAACTCCCAAGCAATCATGCTTTAATATATAAATATTCAAAAAAAAACGGTTTTTCTGTGCGAGGATAACCGCAAACCCCGTGGAAAGGAGGATGAATGAAAAGAACCGTGCGGCTGCTGACTGAAAGGATGTGCATTATGTCCTTAAAATAATAATACCACAAAATCTTGTGTTTGTCAATAGTGTTTGTGGACAAGCGAGAATAAATATGTTATGATTATAATTTTATCTAAAATGGTCTCTGGAAAATCTCAACTCTGCCAGACCTGTTGCCTGCAATGCACGACAAGCCCGCAAGCGAATCCGGAGCGTCATCATGCTTGTTTTTACCTATCTGCACAAAGGAAGTTACTTCCTTCATAAAGGCCGCATATTCAGGGTTTCTGTGCTTCTTGTCCAAAAAGTAGAATTTCTTAATGTCGGGAGCAGCCTGAATTATGCGAGACACCTTGCTCTGATTTGACGGGGCCTTGCGATGACTGAGATTAATCCTAACGCCAGCGCTTCGCAATTTGGAATCTACCGCATCGCAATATTCATCTCCACCATTGTTTGCCTCAAATACAACCTGATGCGGCATGTGATGCTTTATTCGGCCGACAACAATCGGGCGAGTTATCGTCTTGTCGCCTTTATTAAACACAACATCCACAATATACACACTTCCGTCTTCATATTCATACGCAATAGGCATTGAGAGACTGTCGCCACCGCCCCAAGCCACATCACAGAAAGCATATTTGCGAACAAGACCGCCTTCTGGAAGAACGCCGTTGTAGTACATAAGTTCATCTTCGGGAAATAGTAAGCTCTCACGCTCTATCGGCTCGTTCATAAACAAGGCTCTCCACGAAACATCGTCAAGCGAGGCCCGCATATCGTGAAAATACTTTGTGTCAAACCCTACTCCGTACATATAGTTAAAATTGCTCTCGTCGTTGTCATCCAGAGCAGGGAAGGCGAGAAACTTCGCTCTCGGGTCGTTTGCGTACTGCTGCTGAAGCCTGCCTATAACATCGTGAACGCTCCACCTTGTCGCTATGTGTATCTCTTTGCAATCGAGCTTCTTTCTTGGCTTCAGGTTTTTTGTGTATTTTCCCCATAGGCTATCCAATCTATCCCTTGACAAAGCCTCCTCAATGCCGCTTACAAGGTCGTCCGCATAAAGATACTTCTCGCACCTTGTCGCTCCCGTCAGAGAGCCATCGATTGAGCGGCAGGTAAGGGTCTTGTATCGTTTCGGTTTGTCAAGGTCAATCGTTTCATCATTCGAGTTGGTCTGAGCTATCCTAAGACCCGGAAATATGTCAGACCAAAGATACTCAGGGTCGGTTATTATCGACAAAACGCCGTCATAGATACTGCGGGTCATTTTATCTGAGTGAGCCGAGGCAAGATTGCAGGAAAGGGGATATTTCCCCATTACATACGTCAAAAATAATATGCCAACCGTAGTCTTACCCGTACCGGGCGGCATCGATACGCTCACCAAGTCAAGCTTATCGTCCTCTAAGTCCTGTAACGCCTGCACTATCGGCAGTATCTGCTTTCTTCTCGGCAAATAGAACCGCGCTTCAGGCTCTCTGTTGAGCTCTATGTACTGCAAGTAAGCGTCAAAGTCATCTTTTGCGTCAAACAGCAAGGCCCGCCTGTTCAAATAAAAGAACTTCTCCGCAAGCGCATCGCTTTT